CTAAAGTTATTCGCTACACGCCGCAACCTTGCAAACTGTTTGATGTTTCTATTCGTCGTGGGTGTTTCTTTAGGTACTGGTCTCATATTTCTCCCTGCGGGATTTATCACTGGTGGAGTTGCTTGCGGAATCTATGGGTATCTGTTGGGATCTGAATAATGGCTTGGAATAGCAATGACAATAAGGATCTCAGGAACTTTGCCGAAAAGGCAATGTCAAATCCCGGCGCACCAGTTGCATTTGATGTCTCGCGCCAAGGAAAACCTTACAAAGACGGTTGGGATATTGAACGCGCATATCGCGACGGTATGCAAAAAGTTACATGGGTTTTCCGATGCATAGACGCAATTGCAGGAAACCAAGCACGACTTCCCGTCATCTTGCGAAAAGGCAATGATCAGCGTGGGGAAAAAACAAAGAGCAACGAGTCACTGCTAGAGATTTTCAACTCAAAGTCCAATGAGGGTGAAAACTCATTTGCTTTCCGTTACAGAATCTCCGCTCAACTCTTGATGAGCACAAGAGGTGTCTTCATTGAAAAGGTTCGCTCGCGAGACGGAAAGATTATTGCCCTGCAACTTCTTCCGCCTCAGTTCACTGCGCCGATTCCTGACCCAAAAAGATTTGTTGCAGGGTTTGAAGTTGACATGCGCAACGGAACAAAATTTGTTCTCAAGCCAGAAGATGTTTGCTGGATTCGCCGACCTCATCCGCTAGATCCGTATCTTTCCATGACACCAATGGAATCTGCTGGAATAGCAATTGAATTAGAAACTCTGTCAAAACTTTATAACAGGAACTACCTGTTGAACGACGGGCGACCCGGCGGTCTGTTAGTTGTTCGTGGAGACATGGAAGATGACGATAAACAAGAATTGAAAAACCGTTTTAGGGGAAACCTTTCCAAGACTGGTTCAACAACAGTTATCGCATCTGAAGCAGGGGTTGACTATGTAGATACTTCTGCATCACCGCGAGATGCCGCCTACACGCAGATGAGGGAAATTCAAAAGAACGAAATCTTTGCCGCGTTTGGAGTTCCAGAGTCAGTGATCGGTAATGCCGCTGGAAGAACTTTCTCAAATGCGTCAGAAGAACTGCGTGTTTTTTGGATGGAGACAATGGCTCCTCACCTTCACACAATTGCTCGTGCGCTTGATGAACTTGACGATAAGTATTATGTTGATTTTGATACCGACGACATTCCTATTTTGATTCTTGCAAAACAAGAACGCGAACGGTATGTGATGGATGAGTTCCAACAGGGTCTCATTTCGTTGAATGAATACCGCACTGCAACAGGAAGAAAAAAGGTTGAATCAGAACTTGCGGATTCGCTTCTTTCTAATCCGAACCTCACGCCTATCGCCAATACCGAGAAGCCGTTTAAACCTGAAGAACAACAGCCTGTTGATATGGCAGGTGTTGATCCGAATGCTGCACCCGGCGGTCTTCCACCTCAAGACGGTGCAATGGCTATTCCACCACCTGCACCGCCTACACCCGTGCCAGCGCCAGATATGCCAGCAGAAGCGGCGACCGAAACAGCGGCGCTTACGCCTGATCAGCAACTTTCAGAGTTTGAAAAAATCCAACATGAAATGCAACTCAAGTTTGTTGAAGAAATTGAAACCAAAGCAGACACGGATACCGACAGGTGGACGGAAATTATTGATCGTGCACTGGAGCGTCTCTTTGAGAGACAGCAACGAGTCGTCATGGAGAAAGCATTCGGCAAGCGCGGGATAAGAGCGTTGGCTAGTGGCGCGCTTACTGTTGACATGGTTTTTGATGCCGAGATTTGGAACAAGCAACTTGAGGATGATTTAGAGCCAATTATTTCTGCCATTTATGTTGATGCCAAGGAATATGTTGCTTCAAGGACTAGTGAACAGGTTGCGCTTGAACCGCAGGAAGTTGAAAAACTTGCTCAACAACAAGTAGAGCGAATGCAACAAGCCAACACCAGTACCGCCGAGGAGATAGCCGCGGCGATTGCTGTTGCACTGATGGAAGAGAATCAAGAAGAACGATCCGTTCTTTTGAGGTTGGCTCTTATAGCAATATTCTTGAAACTCATCTCTAAGAGGAAAAGAGACATTGCCGAACACGAAGCACAGGCTTCCTATAACGGCGGGGTTTATTTAGCAGGAAAAGACAGTCAGGGTGGTTTCACTAAGACTTGGCTGACTAGAAAAGATTCCCGTGTTCGTAATGCCCATAAGTTCCTTGAAGGAAAAACAGTGAAATTCGGTGACGGTTTCATCGTTGATGGACTGATGTTGCGATTCCCGGGTGACCCAATAGCGCCACCTGCTCTTACATTCAACTGCCGCTGTCGTCTTCGTTTCGGATTTGATAGCGAATAGTTTCAGTAAAATAACCTAGTTATACTGAAAGTGTTCCTTTTTTGACGCTTCAAATGGTTTATTGTTTATAAACAACCATTTACGGAGCATCATGCCAACAGCACTATCGGAAACACAGCAATATAAAGCCCTTCAAGGTCAGTTCAACATTGACGAAGCGCAAGGCGTTGTTGAATGCTTCGTCGCGGGAATTGGTAACAAGGACTCCGTAGGTGACATCATCGTCCCCGGCGCATTCACGGAAAGCCTAAAAAGGCGCAAACCCCGTGTTGTATGGGGTCACAACTGGAACGAGCCAATCGGCAAAGTACTTGAAATGTACGAAGTTCCACCATCGGATCCACGACTTCCTATCAAAATGCGTGCCGCTGGTATCGGCGGTCTGTATGCAAAAGTTCAGTTCAACCTGAAGTCCGAACGAGGACGACAGGCTTTCGCCGATGTTGCCTTCTTCGGCGAAGAACAAGAATGGTCAATTGGATACAAGACATTGGACGCAGACTTTGATCCACAGCGTCAAGCGAATGTTTTGAAAAAAGTTGAACTCTATGAAGCGAGCCCTGTACTTCACGGTGCGAACCAACTCACTGGCACCATTTCAATCAAGTCAGTTGAAAATCAAACAGAGAATGCCGAAATCAAAGGTCACATGCGCGACGGTGACGGAAAACTAACAGACCAAGGTCGTTCTTTGCTTATGCGCATTCTAGCCAACAGTATGAACAGGCAGAAGCCTCGTGAAGACGATGAGGACGATGACGCAGTAGACGCACCAATGCCAGAAAAAGGTCGCAAACAAAACCTTCCGCTTGCTCTCGCAAAAAAATTTGGTGGGGCAGTACGGTTAAGGGAATCAGACGCAAACAGCGTCATCTTTGACCATAGAGGCGAACAGGGTGCCGTCATCACCATGCGTGTCTCGTACCATTTTGAAGATGGGCAGTTCATGTTCGGCGAACCAACAAGGGTTAAGCCACAAACTGTTTACATCAACGCAGACGGAGACACCCCTAGTGGATCCGACGGCGAACGCCGTTATGAAGATCGCTACCGCATGGAAGAAGACCCACAGGTACCAGCAGGTGTAAAACCAAAGTCACCTGAAAAGGCTGACCCACTTGGCGGCATCATTCCTCAGGAAATTGTTACTGCCCGCACCCGTGGATACGGTCCGCGTCGTGGGAACCTTGAAAAACTACTCCGTTACTGGCGTCCAATCATGCGCAAGCCGGGTGGATTCCGCCGATGCCGAGTAATCCTTGCAAACCATCCAGAACTGTTCCCGTTGAGCAACATCTGTGCTTGGTTGCATCACGAAACAACTGGTCTCTGGCCGAACGAAGGATGCCATCATCCGGGCATGAAGAATTGCCGTGGCAAACTACGCAAACGGAATTGGGATGACAGCGAATTCAATAACCGTCTTAGCGGAGTACTCAAACCCGGAAAGTCTCTTGAATCCATGACCGAAGAAGAAATTAAGTCAATATTTGACTTCCTTGACTCTGAAGAAAAGGGCTACGAAATGATGGAGGCTATGGCTAGTCGTTTGGCTGAATCAGATGAAACAGAAGAAACCATGAAAATGGAAGATGTTGAGTTTGAGAATGAAGACGAGGGCAACGAAAAAGCGTATGAGGCTCTTAAAGAGTTCATGAACGCTGAACCAGATTTCATCAACTACATGGCTGATAAAGACAATTGGGTCATGGAAGGCGACGATGATAATGGTGGCGTTATAGAGATGCCATACTCCCGAGGCGGGGACGATGACGACTGTGGTTGTGGCGGCGGAGGCAAAGACCCAAAGCAAATGATGGGCATGCTTATGGCGGCTATTTCCGAACTCATGGGCAAGGACGCCGATGAAGATATTGAAATCAAGGCAGGACGGGTCATCAATTCTCGCAATATGACAAAACTGCAAAATGCTTTCAACCTTCTCAAGGAAGTCCTCAATGCAGGCGGTGGTTCCTCAGATATTGAAGCAAAATCGCTCTTAACTGACGAAAAAGAAATGCTTCTTATTTCATCTTCCGAACATTCGCTTTATGAAGTGAAAGAACTTTTGGATCCGATTTTGGATTATTATCAAATCAAATCAGAAGTTACGGAAGAGGGTGTACAAGTTGAAATCAGCGATGTTGAAGATGAAGCCTTTGACGCGCTTCTCAACATTATGGACTCAATGTAAATAATCGTAAGGTTTTTGTATTGGTTCCATTTGTAGCAGAAACAAAACACTATTATGAGTTATACTTCAATAACAGGTTTACCACAAAAAACAGCAAAGTATCAGTGTTTGATGTCAGGCGAAAAGCGTCTGACGCCATGCTCTGTTTGCTCTAATCCATCAAGGTGCATTGCCAAAACGATGCACTATAAGGAGTCCACGAACATGGCTAGCGAAACACCGACAGTAAAACTTTTAGCAGACGGCGGAATTGAATGCGCCAAAGGTTTGGAGTTAGCAGAATGTGGCTACAAGCCCGGAGCAAAAGTTTGCGGCAAGTGTGGAGCGAAGGCTGTCACGCAAACGGAAGAAGCCGTACCTGCTGACGCAGCACCAGAAGTAGCAACCGAAAAATCTGAATGGGTAACCGCTTCGGATGAAAAGGGAGCAAAGATGGAAGAAGATCTCGCAATGATGGAAGAGGAAATGACACCTGCTTCCGCAAAAAAGAAAAAGAAGCCTGCTGAAGTCGTAGACATGGAAGAAGAAGACGACGAAGAAGACATGCCTGAAGATCTTGACGACGAAGAAGAAAAGATGTACGGCGAGATTGAAAAGATGATGGAACAGCGCAAGAAGGCACGCGCAAAGCGCATGGAAACAATGGGTGTCAAGTCTGCTGACTATGACGATCTTGCTTTTGTTTGCGCTATTGAGCGTCGCGTTTATTCAGGTGGTTCGGAAATCTGTGCTTCATGCCCAGGTGGTTGCGAGCAACAAGACACAATGCCAAGCCTTCTTGAAGTTGAAGGTATGGCTGAAAGCATGTTCGCAGGAAAAGTTCTTGACTCTGGTTATGCGGACGAAGTAGACATCTTTGTTGTTGATGTTCAACGCAAAGATGGAAAACCTGTTGAGGCTTACTTTGACGGAACAAGCGGTGAGTGCATGGGTTGGCATCTTCTTAACGAAGATCTGATCGGTGAAGTAGCAACCGTGCCGGGTCAGAAAGTAATTTCTTTCAGTGAGGCTTCAGCAATTGCAACAAAGTCAATTGAAGGCGATGTTGTTTCCGTTGATGCAGACATGTTTGACGGTTACGACGCATACGCAGTTGAAATTGAAGGTTTGGATGGAAAGTCTTACGATGTTTATGTCGGAGTAGACGGAGAAATCCTTGGCTTTGATGAATACGATCCTGAAGAAGCAGCCGACATTGACGAAGAAGTAGCCGACATTGCTTTGAAGGCAATGTATGACGAAGATGAGCGCATGGAAATGGCTAAGGGCGGAATGGCTATGGCTGACGGCTCTTACCCAATCAAGGACGAGGAAGACCTCAAGAACGCAATCATGGCTTATGGTCGCGCAAAAGACAAGACCAAGGCAATGGCGCACATCAAAAAGCGTGCAATGGAACTTGACAAAGAGGACATGATTCCTGCTGAGTGGTCAGAAGAGAAGACCCTTCTTGATGATGAAGCAAAAGAGTTCTTGAGCAGTTTGATGGAACTTGAAATGCTTGAAATTGAAACAGGTTTGGATAAGTGAAAAAGAAAAACCAAATCAATGATTCAGTCAGTACTTCTGGCTTAACCTTTGATACCAAGGAAGAAATACAGCCAACACCAGATGTTGTTGTGGTAGATGCTCCTGCGGTTATTGAAGTTGAAGTAAAAGAAGAAACTGTTGAGCAAGAAGTTGTCGTAGAGCAAAAAGTGGAAACGAAGAAGGCTCCTAAAAAGGCAGTAGAGGATGATGATGTTGTTCCACTTTCCACACTTACAAAAGCGACAGAAACCAGCAAAGAATAGTTGGAGGAGACGATGAGCAAATCGTCTCGCGCATTTGACGCAAACGAGAGAGTAGCCGACTATTTTCAGTCAGTGAAAGTTGTCCAAGATAACATTCTTTTATTCAAAGGTTTTCTTGGTCCGACGATCAAAGATAAACCCGAACTAGGCTCTGTTGGTGTGAGAGCAGCGCGAGCCGCTGGTGTCATTGTTGATGCCGCAGGGAAACTCCGATGCCCGCCCGGAACTCCGAATGCGAACCAATTTACCGACATGCAAATGTCAAACTGTCTTACACCTTCTGCTGAATCAGCAGCCCGTGGTGCGGCTTCTATGGCTGGAAAATTGATTGATGGCGCTCGGGTAATTTTCAAATCAGAAAAAGTAAAAAATGGTTCAAAAGCAGCGGCGATGATTGCCCTGCAAACAATGGACTACATGTATGCGGATGGTTCAGACTCAATGACACAATCCACACTTTTCAGTATGGTTTTATTAAAGGCTGGCGGTGCGCAACTATTGGATTTTGCTACCGATTCACTTCACAAACGAGGGAAAGTATCCGATAAGAAAAAAGAACAGTTAGAAGCGGTAGCAGAAAAAATTAAACGCGACGCCGCTATTGACGCAAAGAATTTTCTTCTCGCGACATTCAAGCGTCGCAAAACAGGATCCAAAGGCTGATCCACCCGTGGTCAAATCGCCTAGCGGTTTCAAGAAAGGCAATAGCGCAATCGCTAAGGCTAAAGATTTTGATTCAACCATCGGGGTTGCTGATGCCAACGGGAAAAATATTTCAAGAGATCTACCCACTGTCAAAAAAGAAATTGATACCGCTGAAAAGGCTTCCGAGCACCTTGCTAACGGTGGAAAAATAAACGAATTGGACGACACGGTTGTTCTTGATGCAATCCTAAGCAACATTGATGTTTACGATTCTGACGGCAATGTTGCCGAAATAAAGCGATTTGAGTTACTTGGAACTGGTGGTGGAGTTGTGGGAATGAATCGCTTCCGTGACAGGTCAACAGGTCAAATGTTTGGTGTCAAATACGCTTCCAGAAAGTCAATGTGGGATGAAAATGTTCCGCATAGCAAAGCACCACTGACCAAAGGCGGAGCAGACCGATGGTATGAACCTGTAAATGAAGTCCTTGCGACTTCCATAACCGAAGAATTTGGGTATCCAGCCTCCTCTCTGCGAGTTGTTCAAGCAGCACCCACTAGGGCGGCTATGGGTGTTGTTACAGATCTAGTTCATAACTCATACGAAGGGAAGATACTTTCTTCTGATCCGGAAGTGATGAAAAAAGTTGATAGCCGAAAATTGGTTCATATGCATGTGATGGATATTGTTTTGGCTAATGGAGATAGGCATAGTGGGAACATTCTGTTCGCGGAAAACTCCGATGGTGTTGACGCCATCCCTATTGACCATAGTTTTGTGATGAGCGTTTACGAATTCAGCGATACAGCAGAAAAATTTTCTTCAGGTATTCGTAATCATCCAGTCGGCAACGAACTTACTTCACGCCATGGTAGATCAGCCGAAAGCCATAGCGAACTAGTTGGGGAAGCCGAAAAGGTTCTGCAAGATATACAGAAAATTGACGCAGATTCATTGGAGGATCGCCTTTTGAGCCAACTTGACGAGATGGTCAAGGATCGCAATTTGATAGGCGAATTTGCGATGTCCCCTGAGCGGTTGGAGCAACTAGAAAAGTTGCAGTCAGATATCAGGAAGTCAGCGTCACGCCTAAGAGAAATGCAAGGAATGACCCCAAAGCAGTTAGCAGACATAATTGTTGAACCACCTAAGCCAAAAGCCGATTCAGCGCTAGAGGATCTTTTGAACGAGAGCCCTGTATGAGATACGCACTAGTTACCCCAAGCACCGATGTTTCGGGTGTCCCATATGTACTTCTTGAAGGTGATTACGGCATTTTTGGTGTGGTAGCCCCCGACCCGAAGTTCGCATCAAGTTTGACAAATGAGTTGTTTTTGTCTCAAAGGGACACTATTGAAAAAGCAACTACTGGAATGTCGTATCATAGTGTTAGCACCAATGTGCTAGATGAAAAAAATATTACGCTTTTAAGGCAGTTGGCTAAAAAGTGGAAAACAACCTTGCCCGCAGAAATAGCGGAACCTGAAGAACCGAAAGAATCGGCAAAAAATGAGTAATTATCTCAACCAAGACTTTGAGTATTTCGCAAGAAAACTCCGCATGTCCATGCGCATGAAAACTGCGATGAAACGGACAAATATTGTCTCTGGTGAGGAACTTTATTTTAACCCTGATAATGCAAAAACAAAATTCCTTTTCACTAAAGGATCAGATGTTCGCAAAACTCCACTTGACGGAAGCAGAACGCTTCTAAACTTCAAAGCAAAACTTTACCTGAAGTCTCGCTCGTCAAGGCTCGGTGCAGAAACATTCGTCGGTGATGAAACCAAGCGCGGTGGTTTGGGCAAATGGTTTGAAGAAGAATGGGTTGACATTTCGCGCCCGAAAAAAGGTGGCGGTTTTGAGTCGTGCGGTCGTGGGGACGCAGATTCAGGGAAATACCCTAAGTGTGTAAAGAAATCTACAGCGATGAAAATGTCTGCGGAAGAAATTGATTCAGCGGTACGCAGAAAACGCCGAGCAGAAACAACAGGAGATCGGGAAGAAAACAAGCCGATCAATGTCTCCACATTCAAGTCCGATGGAGAAGAATTCAAGAGCGAAAATATCCCAACAGACCCCGAACTTTATGCACGGGTCAAAGCAGAAGCAAAAAAGAAATTCAACGTGTACCCATCTGCTTACGCTAATGCTTGGCTTGTTCGTGAATACAAAAAGCGTGGTGGTGGATACCGTGTCGGAAAAGACGATGCAGAGGACATGGAAACGAAAGCAGGACTAATTGGTTCTGGAAGCACGGCAGGTAGAGCGGCACAAGCCGTTGGTTCTGCACTGACACCGGGGAACATTTCGCCACTTACATCACCTATTCGTTCAAGAGTTTACGGCGCGCTCGTACCCGGCGGTGGTGGTGGCGCATTAAGCAGACTAAAGCCTAATCGCAAGCGTCAAGCGCGATGCCCTGCTGGTTTTGAATATGGTGGACGATTCACAGACAACCGTTTTTCAACCTGTGGTGCGCAACTATTTGAAATACCAGGACCACTCGCACTAATTGCTCGCGCGGTACGAGGGGCAACCACACGACTGCCACAAGCACGAGCAGAAAACCTTTCTGAAGTATTAGAAGGAAATCCAAGCAATACGCGCACCATTCAAATTCAACGCATGGCACAAATACCAAGAACAGGTGCTTTCCAAAAAGACAAGTTTGGCAAGTCTGTGTCTGATGCGGTGAGTCTTTTGAAGGGTGCACCACGAGGCGAAGGACGAATGATCCGTAGAGATGGCGTGGTTCTTCGCCCTGTAGTTCCATCATCGGTTTTGCGTTCCTTCAGTGAGAACCCTGACATGGTTGATGGTGCGATGGTTCGTGCAGTTCAACTTCCATCTGACATAGGTGCTGATGATCTAGCGCTCTTGGGTGGTCCTTCAATGAGCAAAATTGCTTTCGTTGCACCTAACGGTGTGAGCATCAGTATTGAACGATCACGTCCTTTCACTATTGGTGAGAAGCGAAAGTTTCCGCGAATGATCAACTCTCTTGCGGAGTCAAGCAATAAAGACAATATTATAAAAAACATTGAGGATTTTGCGAACGCATCGGAAGGTGCATTCAAATTTATTGTTGACAGTGGAAAAATTCCAGATGCATTAGAACTCGTTGAATACACTGGTGCAGATGGTGTTACACGGAAGGCTCCACGCTGGCTTTACGAAACATTCATCAAACCTGATCTCGCAAAAGAGCGAAAGAAATCGTAAATGCTCAAAAACGAAGTAAATTTTAAGGCTCTTACTTTCCTATCTGAACAAACATCCAGTACTTTCAGTTATGAAGTAAAAGGCGTTAGAGCGATTTGGGATCCGAGTCTTTCTATACCCGGAACGAATCGTCGCGGAGGATGGCGCTGTCCAGTTGGCACCCGTTACGGTGGACAAATAACCGACAGATTTGGTCGCTCATGCGGATGGGGTGTTGCACGCCGTATTGCAAACCAAATCGCAGATATCGGTGAGCGTTTAGAAAACATTGATGACCGCAAACGGAACGACCGTTTGGCAAGACGCAATGCTCGTGTACAACGAATGTTGGCTCGTCAGAACAAGCCAGGTTTTCTTGAGCGTGGTGCACGAAATATTGCAGAAGCACTTGAGGGTGGACAGGCTCCGCAACAAGCACGACCAACTGCCCGCCCAAGAATCCCTGTTCAGCGACAACGCCCAAGAATTCCTGTGCAATCACCAGCCCGTCCACGAACCTCCACTCCTCGCATGCCTAATCAAGATGAAAACGGAAGAATCACACTTGGCGATGGAAGAGTAATTGATGCCAACGGTCGCACCGTATATAGAC